TCGTGCAGGGCGTGGAACGGAGCACCTGGGGTCGCCCGCTCGCGTACTGGCTTTACAAGACCGACCCCTCGAAGCTGTTGCGGCTCGTCACCGTCGCCGACCTCAAGCGCGTGCCGGCGGAAAAAATGTTGCACGTGAAACTCGCCAAGCGCATGCAGCAGGCGCGCGGCGTGTCCGTGTTCGCGTCGGTGCTCACGCGCCTCGACGACATCAAGGACTACGAGGAGTCGGAGCGCATCGCCGCCAAGGTCGCGGCGAGCATGGCGGCGTACATCAAGAAGGGCATGCCTGACCACTACACCGTCGAGAACGGCACCGACGGTGAGCCAACCCGGCGCGACCTCAAGTTCCGTCCCGGTATGATCTTCGACGACCTGAGCCCGGGCGAGGAGATCGGCATGATCGACTCCAAGCGCCCGAATCCGGAGCTGTCGAACTTCCGCAATGGCCAGCTCCGCGCCGCCGCCGGCGGCGTCGGCATCAGCTATTCGAGCTTCGCGCGCGACTACAACGGTACCTACAGCGCGCAGCGCCAGGAGCTGGTCGAAAGCTACGGCGCCTACGGCATCCTCGCCGGCGAGTTCGGCGACCGCGTCGTGTATCCGGTGTACGAAGATTTTCTTTCCGCCGCCGTGCTGTCCGGCCAGCTCAAGCTGCCCGCCGACCTCGATCCACGCTCGCTCGACGACGCCATCCTCATCCCGCCGCAGATGCCGTGGATCGATCCCGAGAGGGAGGCGAGTGCCTGGGTGTTGCAGGAGGAGGCCGGCTATGCGAGCGGCCCCGAGATCATCCGTCGTCGCGGCCTGAACCCGCGCGACGTGCTGGAGCAGGAAGCCAACTGGCAGCGGCTGCGCAAGGACAAGGGCCTCGCGTCCGACACCGCCACCGCTTCCGCCAACGCCAACGCGCGCCGCACGCTGCGCGCCCTTGAGGGGTCCGACCGATGAGCAAGAAGAAATCGCCCGTTTCCATCGCGCCGAAGTGGTACAGCATCCGCGCCGCCGAGGACAGCGACACCGCCGAAGTGCTGATCTACGGCGACATCGGCGAGTCGTGGTTCGGCGAGTCCGTCACCGCCAAGCAGTTCGCCGAGGACCTCAAGGCCGTCGCCGACAAGAAGCTCGTCGTGCGCATCAACTCCTACGGCGGTTCGGTCGCCGACGGCGTCACGATCTACAACGCCATCCGCCGCCACCCTCTGGACAAGACCACCGTCGTGGACGGCGTGGCGGTCTCCATCGCTTCGCTCATCGCCATGGCTGGTGACACGGTGCAGATGGCCGAGAACACGCTGCTCATGATCCATGCCCCCTGGGGATTCGCGCAGGGCAACGCGCAGGTCATGCGTGAGTATGCCGACGTGCTCGATACCTACGCCAAGGCGATGGCGACGAGCTACGCGAACCAGACTGGCGAATCGGTCGAGGACATGCTCGCGCTGCTGTCCGACAGCCAGGACCACTGGTACACGGCACAGGAAGCGCTGGATGCCGGTTTCGTAGACGAAATCACGGCCGCTTCCGAGGGCACGGCGGCCGAGGCCGCGTCGTTGGCGGCGCAGTACCGTGCCCAGGCGTTTTCCCGGTTTCACGTTCCCGCGGCGGTCGCCGCCGCTTTCAATCCCCTGAAGGAGACCAAGCCCATGAGCAAGACCAACACCCCGACCCCGGCGACCCCCGCGGCTGGCGGCGAACCCGCCCCGGCCACGGTCGTGCCGACCCCCGACAACGTGGTCCAGATCGAGCAGGCCGCCGTCGCGCGCGAGCGCGAGCGCCTCACCGCGCGCAACACCGCGATCCGCGCCAGCGCGAAGCCGTTCATGGCGCGCGATGGCATCGCGGCGCTGGTGGAGGAAATCATCGCCGACCCGGTCCTCACCGAGGCGCAGGCGCGCGAGAAAATCCTCGCCAAGCTCGGCGAGGGCGCGGAGCCGCTGAACCGCGCTACGGTTACCGCCGGCGAGGATGAAACCGACAAATTCCGTCGGGCCGCCAGCGACGCGCTGCTGGTTCGGGCCGGTGTCAACCGTCTTACCGGCAACAACGTCGCGGCGCTCGCCATCGACCTCAACGGCAATCCGTACCGCAATGCGGGTCTGCTCGACCTCGCCAAAGCGTGCCTGCGCCGCGCCGGCAAGAACCCGGACGGGATGGGCAAGCAGGAAATCGTCGCCGCGGCTTTCCAGACCACGAGCGACTTCCCGACGCTGCTGGAAAACACCATGCACAAGACGCTGCTCCAGGAGTACCGCACCACGCCGGATACCTGGTCGCGCTTCTGCAAGGTCGGCCAGGTCAGCGACTTCCGCGCGCACGCCCGTTACCGCTCCGGCTCTACTGGCAATCTGCAGGCGCTGAACGAGCACGGCGAGTTCAAGGCGCTCACCGTGCCGGACGGCGAAAAGGCCTCGATCACCGCCGACACCAAGGGCGGCATCATCCGTGTGAGCCGCAAGACCATCATCAACGACGACCTGGGCGCACTCACCGACCTCGCCGCCACCGCCGGCCGCGCCGCCAAGCGCACCATCGAGGCGGACGTGTATGCGTTGCTCGCGCTCAACAGCAACCTCGGCCCGACGATGTCGGACGGGGTTTCGCTTTTCCACGCCAACCACAACAACATCACGACCGGCGCGGTGCTGAGTGTGGACGCGATCGATGCCGATCGCGTGGCGATGGCGAGCCAGAAGGATGTCGGTGCGAACGACTACCTGGACCTGCGCCCGGCCATTTTGTTGCTGCCCATCGGGCTCGGCGGCAAGGCGCGCGAGATCAACGCGCAGGAATACAACGACGAGTCGAACAAGAACCAGCGTCGTCCGAATTCCGTGCGCGGCCTGTTTCGCGACGTGGTGGACACGCCGCGCCTCAGCGGCACGCGCCGTTACCTGTTCGCCGACCCGTCCGACGCCCCGGTGATCGAGGTCGCCTTCCTCGATGGCCAGACGGAGCCGTTCATCGAAGCCAAGGACGGCTGGGACGTGGACGGCGCCGAGCTCAAGGTACGCGAGGACTTCGCGGTGGGCGGTATCGACTACCGCGGCGCGGTTACCAACGCCGGCGTCTGATGACGTGACGACCGGGTCGGGATAACCGGCCCGGTTTTAACGGCAACCGAACACTCAACCGAACTTCGAGGACTCAACCCATGAAAAACTTCATCCAGCCCGGTGACACGCTTACCGTCACCAACAGCACTGGCAGCACTGTCGCCTCCGGTGGCGGAATCCTGGTCGGCGCCAAGGTCGCAATCGCGGCCGTGGACATCGCCAACAACGCCTCCGGCGAATGCGCCTTCCGCGGCGTGTTCAGCCACGCCAAGAATACCGGTGCCGGCACCGGCGGCGCGCAGGGCGCGAACGCGTACTGGGACAATACCGCCAAGAAGTTCACGGCGGTGTCCACCAGCAACACGCTCGCCGGCTACTTCGCCGAGACCTGCGCGGACGGCGATACGACCTGCAAGGTCAAGCTGCTGGGCTGAGTCCGCGATGGACTACGGCCCGATGCGCGCGGCGCTGCTCGCGGTCTACGGCGAGAGCGTCCAGGTCACGGTGGGCGCGGTCAACACCGCGCTCACCGGGGCCTTTCTCTCGCCCTACGTGGGCGGCGACTTGCGCGGCGTGCCGATCAACCGCCCGGACCCGCAGATCCTGTTCCAGACCAGCGCCTGGGCCGCGACCAATGCCAAGAACGGCGACACCGTCACCCGTGGCGGCACGGTCTACACGGTCGTGGACGCCCAGCCCACGGACGACGGCTTCACGACCGTCACGCTGAGGAAGTACGCCGCATGATCCGCATCCGCGTCGAGGTGGACAACATCGAGGGCGTCAAAGTGGCGCTCGAAAATTGGCCACGCCAGGCGCGCTGGGCCTTGCGTTCCAGCATCAATAAAAACGTGCGCTGGATATCCAGGCAGGGATTGCGCGACATCGCCCGGGCGGACGAAATCCCGCTCCGTGTATTGAGTCGCCGCCGCCGAGCGGCGTATCGGCTTGCAAGAGCGTACACCCTAGCCGGGTCCGCTTGGTTCGGCACGGCATCTATCGCCGCTTCGTATCTCGGCGTACCGCGGCAGACAAAAGCTGGCGCACGCGTGCGCAATAAATTCTTTCCTGGCGCATTCGTCGCCACGATGCCTTCCGGCCATGTCGGCATCTTCAAGCGCGCCGGGAAATCGCGCCTGCCGATTACCCAGGAGAGGGTCAAGCTGGATTCGTCACTCGGCATACTGCGCCGATTGTCCGGGCAATTGTCATCACGCCTTAGTCAGACGTTCGCGCAGGACTTCAACTACGCAGTCAACGTGCGCGGCAGGGGAGCGGCGTGATGGATATCGCCGACCGCGCCCAGCCTCGCGAAGCGGAGTTCCAGGCGGCGGCGCTGGCGGCGGTACTGAACCAGCCACGCGAAACGCCGCGAGTAGTTTACGGCGTGCGGGTGTGCCTCGATTGCGACGATCCGCTCCACGCGGATCGTCTGGAAGCGAGTCCGAATGCGGTGCGGTGCACGGACTGCCAAGAGCAGCATGAATATGAACAGAAGCGTGCGCGGGGAGGGCGCTGATGGACCCGATTACGAACCAACTTGTGTCGTCGATCATCTCCGGTCTCGTCGGCGGCGTCGTTACCGGCATCGCTGCCTTCGCCGCCATCCGCGTCGAGCTCAAGTACCTGCGCCGCGACGTGGACCTGGCCCATCGTCGGCTGAATCGTCTTGAAGGCGTTCCGTCCGAGGAGTGGCAGGGCGCACCATGAGCCTGAACGCGCTCGAAGAAGAACAGCTCCTCCTCGCCCGGCTCAAGGACCAGGTGCAGAACGTGAGCTTCGCCTCGGCGGCGTCCATTGCCGGCACGCTCGACATCACGGCGCTGTGCCCGGCGGCGTATCTCCAGCCCGGCGAGTCGGAGGTGGTGTCGTGGTCGCAGGACGGCATCGCGCAGATGGAGGAACGGACCTGGCTGCTGGTGCTGACGGTGAAGAACGTCCCGGACCCGAAGAACCTGACGGCCGATTTCCAGGTTGCCGGCGACCTGATGGGAAAGTGCGTGCAGGCGCTCGCGGGATGGAAGCCGGCCTCGCCGTTCCGCCCGGTGCGCTACGCCGGTCGCGAGCAGCCGGAGGTGTACGCCGGCCACGCCGAGTTCCCGCTGCGCTTCACGGTGCGGCGCGTCTTCAACGGTACGGGGTAAGCGACATGAACGCGAAGCAGAAAGTCGAGCTGTTGCAGGAACACGAGCACGAGGGCCGGCCCTGCACCGTCGGCGACGTGATCGAACTGGACGCGGATTCCGCCCGCTGGCTCATCGAGCAGGGCCGGGCGAAACCCGCGAAGACCGAACGCAAACCGAGAACGGAGGATTAAACCATGTACTTTTCCGGCCAGGGCAAGCTGCTCATCGCTTCGCGCGACGCCAACGGCAACGCGCAGGCCTTCCGCCACGTCGGCAACGTCCGCGAGCTGATCGTGGACCCGTCGACCGAAATGCTCACACACAAGGAGTCCGGCACCGGCCAGCGGCTCACCGACCTGCGGCTCATCACCGGCAAGGAGGTGGCGGTGCGCTTCACGCTCGAGGACTTCTCGATCGACAACCTCGCGCTTGCGCTCTACGGCGCCAAGGCGACGCAGAACGGCGGCTCGGTGACGGCCGAGGTGCTGCCGAGCGGGCTGGCCGTGGGCGACTACGTC